AAGGTCGAAAGATACCTCACCGATTCTATCTTCAAACTCTAAGTTTTTGTAGATTCTATATTTAGCAGTGAACGCACTATCTAAAGCTGTTGTAGATGAGAAAGTTGAACCTGTATAACCGTCCATTGAACCACCACAAGTGATACAAACCGGTACTTGTAAATCAACCTCTAAGTAAATTTTACCTTGAGCATCACATAAGTTGTCATATTGACCACCATCAGTTTTACTGTTAGGGAATACTAAAGTTGAGTTATTGTTACCATATTGAACAATACCTTTACCATATCTTTGAGTTACAACTCTAAATAAGTAAGGGTTATTAACATTTGCTGCTGTTGTAGGGTTACCCGCAACACCATAAACTGTTAAATCAGATAAGAACGCTTCGTTATCCATCGGTTGACCGTCAGGACCGATTAATTTACCTGCTCCATCAGATGCAAAACCTGACATTACAATAAGAACTTTTCTATAGTTATCTTCACTATAACCTGAAGGAACTAATTGGTCCGCTAACCATGATACAGTAGTAACCGTAGCTGTGATTGCAGAAAATTGTCCTTTTGAATAGTCAAATAAACCTGGTGGGTCTAAAGCTGGTTCATTACCTTCGTAGAATCTATCATAAAGGTCTTTAGTGTTGTTATAGTCATAACCACTGTTTGGTGTTTGTGCGTCAGACGCGTTTGGTGAACCATACGGTGCGTAGTGGATACCTGTGTTTGCGTTTGATTCATCAGTGTATGCTTGAATATTTGGTACGAAGTAGAATAATTTACCGATTGGTAAGTTCATAGCTTGTACTGAAACGATGTCATTTGACAAAAGTTTAGAGAATACTCTTCTAACGATTGGGAAAACCACAGTTTCAAATGCACCTGTATCAGATGTAGATGATGCTTCGTTAATTAAATACGATGCTTGGTTTTCGTAAAGTTGTGCTACGTTTTCTCTCATGTGACCTTTAAGACCCTCTAAGAATCCTAATTTGTCCCATTTGTTGATTGTGTCTTCTTTGATAACTTTAAGGTGTTTTAACCCGATGTTACCAACTAGACCTGATTCTAATAATGCTCCCATTTTTTTGGTTTTTATTAATTTTATTTATTTTTATTTTTTTACCCTAATTTACTCATCAAATCCTTCATTCTCATGAATTGAGGATTTTCGTAAGTTTTAGATTCAATTAGTGTAGATGATGAACCTGAAGAAACTTGTTTTGTTAATCTTGTTTCTACTGATTCATTAATTGATTTTGTATCTGGTTTAGATAACTCACCTTTAATTGACTGATAAAGATTTTTAGATTCTTTTAAAGTTTCAACATCGTCAAATCTTCTTAAGATATTTATTTTCTCTTTTTTAGTAGTCGAATGTTCAGTGAACAATCTAGTCGCATACGCTAAGTTTGAATTGAAGATTGCAACTTCGTTAAGTTTTTCTCTGAAAATATTTAACGCTTTTCTGTATTCTTCATTTTTCTCTCTCAACATATTAACTTCTTGTTGAGTAGATTCTACTTTTACTCCACTATTACCATAAACATAATTTCTGTTATTAGTAATACCTTTTCTAAGTCCTCTACCTTCTTTGGAACCCATTCCATAAGTTCTAGCAGCTTCTTTAGTTTCTCTCTTTTCAAAACCTGCGTCATCTCTACGAGCTTTAGTCGTTTTAAGGTCTTTTGAAGCAATTTTACCATGTTTCATTGCTAACCTTTCATCTTCTTTGTCTTTGTATCCTTGACCTTCTTTTGTTTCTGCCTTAACAACTTTGGATTTTCCTTCCATATTTGCTCCCGCTTTGTATTCAAATTTTGCTTTACCAGTACCCACTGATTTAGGACCTTGTTTTTTGTCCTCTTTAAATCCACCCGCAGCTTTATCTTTGTAAGTGAATTTAGGTCCTGAGCCAATTCCAACACCTTTAGGTTTAATTGTTGATTTTGCTTCTCTAACAGTTTTTCTTCGGTTGTAAGATTCGCCCAAATCTTCGTCTTCGTCTTCTTCGTCTAACATATCGTCATCCTCTTCGTCTAACATATCGTCATCCTCTTCGTCTAACATATCGTCATCCTCTTCGTCTAACATATCGTCATCCTCTTCGTCTAACATATCGTCATCCTCTTCGTCTAACATATCGTCATCCTCTTCAAATTCGATTTCGTACATAACTTCTTCGTCGTCTTGGTCTACTTCAATATCTGAAGCGTCACCGTCTTTAGAAAAGATTGCGTTAATTACATCTTCTGTATCAACATCGTGTTCTTCATCCATATCTCCATCCATATCTTCGTAATATTCTTCTTCAGATTCACCAAGCTTAACTAGATATTCTTCATCAGAGTCATTGTCAGTTAAGTGAATATCGTTACCATCTTTTTTTACTATGATGCCATCTTCTTCACCCATTGCTTTAAACACCTTAAGAATTTCTTCGTCAGAAGCGTCAGTTAAGTCTATCGGACTTTCTTCAGAATCAGTATCCATGTCAAAATCCATGTCTACGTCATCATCTTCATAATCAGTATCAATGTCAACGTCAACATCTTCCATGTCGTCGTCATCCATATCAACATCTAATTCAACCTCATCATCATCTTGTTCAGATAAAGATTCTTTTACTAACTGATTGATTTCTTCCTTCATAGTTGAAGCAAGTATTCCTTTTGCATTTTCGGCTATCGCTTCTTCAACTTGTCTCATTTGAATAAGTGCCTCTTGTACTAATTTGTTATTTTCTTGCATGAAAAATTAATTATTTATAACTTATAAATAGTTCCAATATGATAAAAATTCAATTTGACCATATTGTAAACAAAGTTTATTTTATTACATAAATATTACCTAAACAAAAAAAGTGGCCCTAAGACCACTTTTTTATTTTTTAAATTGTTAATTAATTACTCAATAACTTCGTCAATTTTACTTTCCGATACTGCCGTTATTCTCCACTCATGAGTAAACCCCTCATATTTTTTTGTAACTTTTGCCTCAACATCTGTTACAGAATAACCTTTAACTAACTTCTCTTCTCTGATTTTTCTAATCTTACCTGTATTCTCATCAGGTAAATCATACTGAATTTTTGCAACAAAATACTTTTCTTCCATGTTTGTGTTTTTTTATTTTCCTAAAAAATCGTTTAATTTTCTCATTAAGTCAACTTCTTTTTCAACAACTCCATTATTTTGTTTGTATTTTTTTTCTTCGTCTAAATTTTCTTCGTACTTATCTCTATCTTCAGCATTTGAAAATAAGTAAGCTCCTGGTGTTGATGGAGATGACACTAAGTCAAAACAGATTAATTCAAAATCATCTTGTACTTCATTTCTTTCCCCAACTTTTTTAAGTGAACCAACCCCACGAGATGAAATCCCTAAAGTAACTCCTTGTCTCATTAAGTTTGCTGCTTGGTCTCCTTTAGTTGAAACAATCCCTCTTTCGTGAAACCCTGGTGAAGTTAATAATTTTAACTTACCCATTAAAATATTTTTATCCCACCATATATCAGTAATGATGTGGGCTACTCTATCTAAATCAATAAGAGATGATTCAGGGTGATTTAATTCAGAAGTTGATAACCCTTTAGCAATTGTTTGTTTGTAGTTATCTGCTTCTCTTTTAAGGATTCTTTCAGGGTATGACCTACCATTTCTGTTTGGTGTATCATATTTTTGTAGTACTGCATAAAATTCAAATGGGTTTCTATAATCCATTTCTTTAGCTTCTTTCAAAACAATCTCATTGTGTTTCTCTTTAGGGGAAACCCAACCCGCATCTGTTTCAATTAAAATTCCGTGACCAGTCTCACTTGCCTCTAATATTCTTAACTTTTTCATTTAATCTTTTATGATAAATATGCGGTAATCAATAGTTTATTATTCATTAGTTTTTTTTGATGTTGAAAAATCAAAATATTTGTTTTGTAGTATGTTGTTTCTGAATACTGATTTTACAATTATTTTAATTGAATCTTTAATTTCAATTGATTTAAAATCTAATTCAGAGTTTGTGTATAGGTTGATTTCTAAATTAAAAAAAGATTTTTTTCCGTGAGATATTCCACTAGTTCTAAGGTCTAAATCCACAATACTTTTATCTTGAAATAATTTAGTGTTTATTGAGTCATAGACAGAATGTTTTATTTCTCTTCCTAAATTAGAAACAATTCGGTTCCAATTATCATAATCTTCTTTTGGGGTTACCCATGATTGTATGTTTATGTAAACAGATTTTAGATTTTTAGAATCTACTGTACCGTAGACGGATTTAATTGGATTGTATAAATTTAACTTTACACTTTTTCCCTTTTTCATTAATTTTCATTATTATATGTGTTTATGTTCTACAAAAAAATAAGACATATATCTCAAATTGTCAAAATTTTTTTAAAACAACAAGATATTTGTATATTATATGATAATAGTAAAAATTAATAGTGGGGATAATATTGAAAGAGCTTTAAAGACTCTTAAGTCCAAAGTCATTAAGACAAAACAAAACCAAAAATTAAATCTGAGAAAAGAGTATACAAAAAAATCTGTACTTAAAAGAGCACAGATTTTAAAGGCAAAATATATTCAAAGTAAAAAAGATAATTTAGATTGATGATTCAAGATTTTTTAATCTTAAAAAATTCATTTGGTCAAACTTTTCGTCTTTTAATTTATTAATTGTTTCAGAAATTCTTGTTTTAATTTCATTTTCTTCTTCTTTTTCTAATAATGTTTGAAGTTTAGAAATCGCACTTTCACGAATAACTTCAAACTTATCTTCCAAAACTTTAGTGTCTTCAGAAACAAGTTGTATAAATTCTTTTTTAGAATTTTCATCTAAGTTATCCAAATAATTTCTTAATGTTTGGTTAGCGATACTAACCATAGATTTTATGGGAATATTAATGGATTCTTTAACCGTATTAGGTTTAGAGGTAAGGATAGAAACTATATTTTTTTTAGATTCAATTCTTTCTATTAAGTTTAACTTTTGAGTATAAACTAATGTATCAATATCGTTATAACGGTTTTTAACCGATTCTGATATTGTTCTTGGTAATTTAATTGACGGTAAAACTTTTTGTAATAAAGAAATTCCTTCATCCAAAAATTCTTTGGCATCAGACTCACTTAACCCTTGAGGTGTACTCAATTGGTTGTATAGGTCATAAGCTTTTGACATAGATTTATTACTCAAAACATTATGTTTGAATTCTCTCAATGTCTTCTTGAAATCCTTCTCATTTTTGTAGGATTCTAGCAGATTATTCTCAATAAAGGATTTAATTTTTCCAAAAGTCATTTTACTCATTTTCAAATAAATATTACGAATTTAATAACTTATCAAGTTCTTTTGAAATTTCTCCTAAAGAATCTTGTCCATGACCTAAGTTTATCATAGAAGACCCCTCAATTAAATTGTTTTCTATCAAAATATTTAAGTCTTTTTTCTTAGATTCGGGAGCTAATTCAGGCTCCCCTCCCGGTGGAGCTTCTCCTGCCGGTGGTGCTTCAGCTCCAAGGTCAGGTAATTCCTCTCCTCCCCCAAATGATGGTGGTGAACTTAATTCTTCAGTTCCTCCTGGTGTTGTTTCTGCACCTACTGCTGGTGTTGCACCTGTTGCACTTCCGTATAATTTGTCTATGTTATCAAATAATCCTGTTTTAGTAATAACTGTTGCAGTCGCTTTAAGTTCTTCCCCAACTGCTCTTTCAATTCTTTGTTGTTGTAAATCTAAACGAACTTCTTCATCTGACCATCCAAAAATATGTTTCTTAGCCCATGTAGATGAGGTTGCTTGAATACCATTTCCTGGGTCTGATACTAAGTCTTTGTATAATAATACCTTTTCTTTCCAAACATCAATTTTTAATAAATCCGCTTGAGTAGATGGATTTGTAAGACCAATAGTAAAGTTTGAAAGTTCATCTTCAAATCCTAATAGGAATAAATGAACAATAGCAATTTTATTTAACTCGGCTAACATACTCTTTTGGATTCTGTTAATTGTACGTGCGAATCTAATGTCTTGTAATGCCAAGTTTTTACCATCACCAACAACTTCTTCAAAACCTAAAAATGCTTTAGGTACACGAAGAGCGGTTAATAATTTCTTTTGGATATATTCAATATCAGCAATCTCTGATAAGTTAGTTGCACCAGGTAAAGTAGTAATTGGGTCAGGAGCTGATGGGTCTCTAACAGGGATAAAATAATCTTGGTCAACCGCCATTTGGTTAAACCTCATATCGACATTACCTGTATTTTTGTCAACAATTTGTTCTCTTTTAAATTTGTTTGCAACACGGTTTACGTATGCCTCAACATCATCATCATTCATATTACCCACAAAGACTTTGAACATTCTTCTCTCAGGAGCTCTTGATGTACGATAAATTAACATCGCATCTTCTGATAGTAATAATTGTTTCCAAATTCTTCTTGCTTTTTCTAACATTGAAGTTCCGTAAGGAAGTTTTCTATCGTCACCTAATAATCTAAAGTGAGCAATCTCCCATGATTGAAATTCCATATTTTTATTCTTCCAAGTAAAATGAAGGGATTTTTTGTCTTTCTCTAATTCTTGTGTTATATCAACTGATATTTTTGCACTAACCCCAACCTCATGTCTTTCAATTTCTATTGTTGGTAGTTGTTGTACCCCAACAATACCTTTTTCAGGGTCTAATTTTAAGTAAACAAAGTTATCACCATACTTACAAGTGTTTCTTGTCCACATTGGTAAGTTGGTATTAATATCTAAAGCATTGTTAAATAAATCGGCAAGTACTCCTTTAATTCTTTTTGATTCAGAATAAATTTGTAAGATGAATCCATCTTCATTTGTTGTTGTAGATTCTTCGGCGTATATGTCTAAGGCTGCTGAAATCTCAGGAGTGTATTCCATTGATTCATAATCATATTGTGCAGACAGTCTTGATGGTTCATAATATATTGCTTGTGAGTAAAGGTTATTTTCAACCTTAGCCCATTGGTTTGTTAAGTAAAAAGTTTGTTGTGCTTGTAATTTTTCTTTCTCGTATTCTTCTCTACTTTTTGTGCGTAAAAGTTCCTTCTTATCAAATGTGAAAGTAGGGTAATCTTGTCCTAAAAGTGAATTAGGTCCAAATGTTTGTGATAGTCTTTGCCAAACCGTCAGATTATTATTGTTTTCTGCCATAATGTAAATTTACTTATTACTCTGATAATATAAATACTTATCGTGAATGAAATAACCAAGAGTATTTTTCATAGTCGGCTCGGGATGGACCTTGATTTATTGGGAATTGTCTTCCCATTTGAGGAACAAGTGGATTAAAATATTCTGATGTGTTTTTATTCTCATTCATAACACTTGACCATGAATTTAACATCGCTTTGGTATGGTTCACAACCTTTTCTAAAGATTGGAAAGATTTCTCCGCAACGTATATTGCCATAGAAATACTCATGATACAATCATCATGATGATTTTTTTGGTGGTCAGGTCTACCATTAATGTAAACAAACGTATTCATCTCGTTATAAAGTCTACTTGAATAAATTCTAAATTTATGTCTCATAGATTCTTCAAACGATGCGATAATTTGAACCCTTTTATTGTTAAAGTTAATACCAGGTATCTTCTCATTCATCTTAGGGTCAAACTTCCATTTGTTTGTTGTATCGACGTTATCAACGTACATTCCTGCCTGATAACCCATCTCTTGCATTTTTCTAGCTGTTGCAACTCCCATACCTCCTGTTAAATCAACTACACAATAAGCATTGTACATTGTACCCCATTTATAAGCAATTTCCGCCAAAATATCTGGTGGTATTTTTCCAACATATTCTAAAACTTGTTCTCTTGCATCAAAATCAATAATTTGAATACAAGAAAAATCCTCAGAATCTCCACGAGATACATCAACACCCATAACATATTTATGACCATTAACAGGTTCTTTCCAAATCCAAAGTCCACCACCCATCATTTTTGCAATTGGGTCTTTAACTTGGTTTTTAGATATGTCTGTCATCATTTCAGAATCAAATACATTATCCCCTGAACCCAAAAAGTTACATTCTAACTCTTGAGCAACCTTACGTCTATCGTATTTTAATTTTTTAACCATTCCTTCAAACCAAGCAGAACATGGTTTGTATCCTTGCTCAACATAATCGGTTACTATTGAATGGTCCCTCTCGTATGGATTACTCATTGATAAATCAATGATTACCTCATCAAGGTTATATTCTTCTCTATTCAATAAAAAATGGACTAAATCGTTTGTTTTGACCATATACAAATCTTTTGTATATCTTGGGTCACGGTACCAAAACATTTCAGTAATTTTGAAATCATTCATTCCTCTCAATGATTGGTCATAGATTTCATAATAAATTGGGTCATATCCGTTTGGGGTGGATACTACAATTACCTTACCCCCTGTGGATAAGGATGCCATACAAGCCGCCCAAAAATCTCCGTCAGCTTCAATATACGCAGCCTCATCAAATATTAGAATGGTTGGGGTATAACCCCTCAAGGCATCTCGGGATGTTGCAACGGCTTTAACCTCACAACCATTTGTTAATTTAAAATGTCGTTGAGCATTTTTTTCCTGAGAAAATCCAACTCCAACCCAAGCAGGCCATTGTTCAGTAAATCCTCTAACCTTATTTGCCATCTCCATAGCAGTATCTAATTTGTTGGCAATGATTAGAATTTTTTCAGGTTTGGTTTTTTTGGCAAAAGCTAGTTTTTTTGATGCCCAAGCGGCAGTAACTGTTGAAACCCCTGCCTGTCGGTACTTTAAGGCAACATTTTCATTGTGGTTATCGTAATCTTCTATAAGGGTTACTTGGTCTGGAAATAAGTCTAACGGAACGTATTTGGATACGGTGTTATCGTAAGTCTGTAAATAAGTACGAAGTGCATAAGGAGTATTCCTCAAACACTTCGTTACTTCTATCATTAATTGTTCTTTAGTCACAATGTGGTGTTATTTAGGCCTCGATATACCTAAACTACCCAAGAAATCATCTAAACCATCTTCATCGTCATCGTCACCATAATCGTCTGAATCAGAACCTTCTTCTTCTTGATAATTTTCAAAGTCACTTTTTAATTGTTGTGCTTCTCTCATTATCTCTTTGAATTTTGATGTTGCTCTTTTAACTTTTGATTCGTCTTGAGAAATGGCGTTTCCAATAATTTCTAAAAATTCTTGTGCTGGTATTTGGTACAATAATGTATGAAACCAGTTTATTAATCCTTTATTTGATTCATCGTACATTTCATCAGGTAATGCAAACCTAAGTTTTTCTACAATTTCAGGACCTATTCTAAGTTGCATTGGCTCGTTAGATAATGTATCTACCTGACCTTGAACTTTTTGTCTTAATGAAGGGTCTTTAGGTAAACCGTGTCTTCCTTTAGCTTCTTCAAGACCTTTGATGATTTCATGACATAGGATTGGAAAAATCATACCTTCCGCAACAATTTTTGTGTCTGGTTTTTCTTCTTCACCTTCTTCTCCTTCATCGCCGTCTTCATCATCGTTATTTTTTAACTCAACTTTTCCCGCAACTCCTTGTCCTGTTTGACTCATCATTTCAATCATTTGTTCCATAGTAAAATATAGGAAATCATTGATTGACATAATCCCCAAATAATCTCTGTAAAGAGATGGGTCAATTGCATCTAATCTTGCTTTAATATCAGGTTTTTGAAAAAGGTAATGCCCTTTTTTTGCTGCTCCCTGAATAATGGCATTAATAATATTTCTTTTGTGTTTTTCTAATTCAAGAAGTTCTTCGTCAGTTAAATCTTCAACATCAAATGATGGAATTTCTGGTTTTTCGTCTTCTTCTTCTTCTTCGTCTTCTTCATCT